TGAAACCTGCCCTTTCTCGCCTTCGCCCCCTTTTTCTTTGGGTCCAAGCGGGAAGAATCCTTTTTTTCCGGAAGGTTTTGGCCCCTCCTGTTTGAATAAAAACGGTTTACTCTCTTTGATGGTTTTTAACTGTTCATCTAAACCTGTAATCTTTCCATCATCACTCAAGATTAATTTGTTGCGGTCTACCAGTCCAGCAACAAGATCGCTATCTTGTGCTGTCGCTGCTATAGCCATTTTAATTGCATTTGTCATTTTTAATGCGTCTAATTCTTTTTTGTAGTCTGCATCTTTCTGCTTATTCTGCTCCTGGAGAGTTGTAATCTGCTGCTTTAACTCTTCATTGTTTCCCGCCGCCGCTTTCAAAGTATCTAACTGCTTCTCATAGTCACTTACCGTAGATTCTAACTGTGTGCATTTCTGCTGTTCTGCATCGTATTTCTCTTTTGATACATAGCCTTCCAGTTCCTTTTTTGAAGCTTCTGCTGCTTTCTCTGCCAAACTCTTTTCAATACCGAGTGCTTCAAATTCTTCTTTTCTCATCTTATACTCCTTTCTGCTAGTTTCCTGTCATTTCGGACACAAAAATAAGATGCTTAACCCGGCATCTTATCGGGAGACTCTGGATCACCGCCTTTCTTTTCTTTTACCTCTTTTGCAACCTTAAAGTTAATCAGGTATCTTCCTCTGTCTTCTGCCACCTCATAAACTTCACCTTTTTTGCGAAGTTTCAAGTCTTCCTCTGCATCTTTAAAATCATGTGTTACTTTAATTTTCATCTCAGCCTCCTATTTCTTGTTTGTAATTGTAAACGGTACAATAGATTCTGGAATATAATTCACTTCGTACTTATATTTGTTTACCTTTGCACCTCCTAAATCTTCAATCACATACATAGAGTCCCTGTTTAAACCAATAATCTGTTTCTTGTAAGTCCCGTCTTCCATTTCGCAGATTAAGCTGATTTTCTTACTATCGGAAGCATCTAAGGAAAAGGCTCCGACAAGTTCAAACTCTACTTTGTCTGTTCTGGTGTTAATAACCGCAAATCTTCTTAGGACGTTAAAGTTGTCTGCTTCCTGTGAGACGTTATTGGATACCTTACTTGCTTCTGTGCACCCCACTAATGCTCCTGAAGCTAACATTACCGCTGTTACTGCTAATAAAATCTTCTTTTTCATCGTTTCATTCTCCTTTCATTGTGCCGGCGCAATTAAACCATTAAGTCTATATTTTCCATTACTGCTCTCGCTTCAAGTACCGCCATATAATCTGCCATGGCTTTAAGCTGCATATTGTAGGTGCTGCGCGGGCAAGTAGGTTCAAAGGCAAGCGTTCCCTCATCCCATTTCTTAAGCATTTTTCTTAATCCATCAAAGCGAATCTCTAACTGCTTATATTCTGCTTTGAAACGCTCTTTGTAATCTTCGCTCATCATATCCACTGCTGTCACTAGAAGTTTATTCTTATCATATTCTCTGTAAGCCGCTTCAAATGCATATGCTGGAGACCAGCTTACATAACTATCACTATACTTGACAAGGTAGCCTGCATCCTCTGGATTTTCGTCCACTGGAATCTGCCAACCTCTGTAGTTATTGTAATCTCCTCTTGTCATTGGTCTTGCTTCAACTACTTTTGTTCCAACATACTTTTTCATGTCTCTTACCTTCCTTTTCTTAAAAATGGGTATAAAAATACCACCAGTCAGAAATGACAGGTGGTATTAGTACCATAATATTGTTTTTTCTTTTGGCGGGTTATCCAGTCTTGCAAGACGTTTTAATTCTCTTCGAACATGTGCCGCTGCAAACGAACTTGTATTATTATGTTCGACAATTTTGCCATCTTTCATCTTCATAAATCCTTTAGGTTCCTTCCCCTCTGGATAATAGTCCGCCGATATGGCATCATTTGTTTTTTTTATGTTTTTCAAGATTACCATAATACTCTGTTGCCTCCTTCGGGTAATCATATTTTTCTGAAGCTATCTCATGAGCTTTCCAATGTTCCATATTTGGATTTTCTTTCTTTATTTTCATTTCAAGAAGTTCATGTTCAATTAAGGTTTTGTCATGTGGTTTAATATCTTTACCAATCATTAGTCTTTGCCAACTCTGAGCTATTGCACAATCTGGGTCAAACCGTCTCCATTCTCCGGTATCGGTATCCAGTAATGATTTATCTTCAAAAAGATATGATTTAATCTTCCTGATATCAGATTCTTTCTTGTTAAGGTTTTCCGCTATCTTTTGGGCATCTGTTGAAAAACTACGAATCTCTTTGTAGTACATTTCTGCAAATTCGTCAGCTTCTTTGCTAAAGATATCTGTAATTCTTGCTCCTGATACCATTATATCAGATGTAGCCTTCTTTTCAAGACTAACATCTAGTACTTTTTCTAACTCTTCTTTGAATATACTTGCAAATCTTCCTGGTTCTTTACATGTATACGCTTCTGCAAATGCTTCTGCAAATGCTTCTTGTGCATTTTCGCTACCATATGACCCTAGAACATCCACTAGATTACTTGTTTTCGTTTTAAATATATCACCATCGAAATACTTAAGTAAGCTTTTTTGAATAATATCATAATCTGTGATTGAAAGTTTTTTCGACAAGCTATCGGCTATATAATGACCGTATTCATGAGCGAAGAAATGCATTTCATAATCATCTGACCTCGAATAAGTAAATAATTTAGAAGTCGGTTTTGTTTCTATTGCCTTTTTCATAAGTTTAATTGATTGCGAATCGCTATAGTACGCGCCGGCCGCCGTTACCCCATTTTCGCTTAAATCATCAACAACAGAAAGAGATTTTAATTGCAATTTATTCTTAACAAAATACCCTGAATGTTCTTGTTCAAATTTCTCGGCAAACTCAACAAATTTATTCAACGTTGCATCTGATATGCCAGTTGAATTATCCTTGAAATCTATGCCCAAGCCTTCGAATGCCTGTATTGATTCTTCTTTTGTGCGAACCATTTTCTTTGAAACTTGTTTCTCAGAATTTATTTTTTCCCTTAATGACTTGATTTTTTTATCTATTTCTTTGGCTCTTTTAATCTCTTCCTCACTAGCACCTTCAAATCCCTCCTCAACAGACTCGAAATCTTTCATAAAGTCATCATATGAATAGCCTTCCGTAATATCGTCAAACTGTTTTTCCAAATCTTTAAGCTGACTCTTTACATCTTCGATTTCTTCTTGTTTTATAACTGTTTGCCAGTCTTTTTGTTTCTTCTTATACGCTCTTTGATTTTCAGAATCTAGCGAATGTTTTGCCAGTCTTTCAAATCTCTTTTCCTGACGCTTTGCATATTGCTGTTTAGCTTCCCGCTTCGCTGTATCCTCAATATCAGTAATCTCTTGCTTATTGTATTTCGGATCCACAGTAGTGATACCGGGAAAATAGGTGGTGTGAACATCTCTGCAACGTGGATGATATAGACCGGCCGCTATGGCGCTAGACATCAATGGATATTTCCCATCCTTGCTGCTGCCACCGCTCCACACATCATCAATCATGATTTTCCCTACGAACGGCAAACATTTAGGACAAGGACAACCACGTTTATTCATGATAACAAGATGTAGACCCCATTCCTGTCTCTTTGTGCCTTCTCCTTGCAAATACGCCCGCTTAGAAGCTGTTCTGATCGCCATGTCTGCATAATCCGCTATCGTATGACGGCTTCCGTTGGCATATTCTATACAGTCAATTCCTGCACTTAAGAAGTCTTTTGTTGCCATGTCTACTGCCTTCTCGTATGTTCCTGCACCAGTGTTAGCATAAACTTGTGCATTAAATATAACCTTGCGGTATTGGTCGTTTGCTCGTCGCAAAACTGCTTTCTCTGCTTTCTGTATGTCGGAAGATGTTGCTTTAAGTAGTGCATTAAGTTTCCTATCGTTTATCTTAAAAAACTCTGCTGTGCCGCCAAGAGAAGCTTTTTTGGCCGGAAGCCCTTTTTTAATCGCTTTTAAAATCTCTGCCTCCTGGTCCATTTGTCCGTCTTCATTTGCTTCAAGGATCAGACGGTCTATTTTTTTATTGATTTCTTCAAATTCTTTCCCGAATTTCTTTTTATTTTCTTTTCGGTACTGTTCTAAAGATTTCAACTGTTCCGCCTGCCACATAGACCACTGTTTATCCTCTTCGATTTCTTCTACCTTATGTCGTTCCATGTTGCGAATCATGGAAGCAATCAATTCTTCTTCTATTGCTTCATACGCCGCCCCAACATCATATTCTGTATTTATCTTTGCCATTTGAATATACCTTAAAGCCCTGTTTCTTAAACCGTCTTATCAGTTCTTTTAACTGTGTGATACTATCACATTTATCACATCTTAATTCTGCGTAATCCGCTTTTTCAAGAGCATATATTCCAAACGGAACTTGCTCTTTTGCTACTTTGAGAAGTCCTTTATATTCCTTCCTATTCATCTGGTACATTCTGTTCGCCACTTTTACCTTCATCACCCTCACCACCTTCCAGATTTGCTTTAAAGTCTCCTACTTCTAAATTCACACCAGGTTCTTCTATTTCCTGAATTCCCTGTTCTGCCTTTAGCCGTTCTACTTCTGCATCTTTTTCTTCTTGCGTCCAGCTATCTCCGTAGAGCTGGTCCACGGATGTTTCTAGGCTCATCACACCGTATTGTTTCGCTTTACCTACAGTCTCCACCGTTGTGCCAAAGTCAGGAGAAGCATATTCTCCAAATTTTACAGTCGGTTCATATTCTCCTGGTGTTTTTCCACACATAAGGTCATAACATTGCAGAACCGCTGTAAAAAGCTGTGGAAGAACCTTATTCAAAGTATCCACAATCTTTCCTCGGATTTCTAACGTGATTTTTTCTTTTTCTCTTTGCGAGTCTGCATTATCGGTCTTTTTTAAGTCGATTCCAAGTGTGGACGGTGATATAACGCCTTGAAGAACTAAGTCTAAAAAACTTGCATAGCTGTTTACATAAGCTTCGTAAGAAATCTGTGGTTGGGAGATTTCCACCTGCTTATTTGACTTTTCCGACATATCATCGCCTATTGCAATGAAGTCATTATCAAACGGATTCGCAGGCATGAGTTCGCCTGTCTCTGGGTCTCTTGGAATCAAGCTATCTGGGATATATCTCTTAATTCGTCCCATACGGATTGCATCCATCCACTGACTGATTACCTCGTCAAGACCGTCTAAAACGTCTGTTTTGCTATCAAATAATGCTTTCCCTCGATTCTTGTATTTGGCAGAGTTTAAAATCCTCATCGGAACAGTTAACATTAAATCTCCTTCTATCCCAAAATCAATCAAGTGTGCTGTTTCCGGTAGTGTACTCATTGGTACTTCTTTTCCTCTGTCATCATATAATTTATATCTGACATAGCCAAAGCCATAGGTTTCTTCCAATCTTAAATCCTTATTACCGTTTTTATAGGTGGTATAGAACTTAATCTCTCGAAGTGTAGAATGAATATAGACATAATCTACGTCTTCTGCATCATAAAACTCTACAATAGGATATGGGCTGCACTCATCGGCACTAATCTTAAACGCACCATCACCAGCAGCCAGCGTCCCTGTTATCGCTTTTCCGATTACGTCATTTAATTCCGCTTTCTGATATAACTCCTTCCATAATTCATCCAATGCGGTTGCGTTTTCTCCAAATTCTATTGCGTCCAAATCGGCAAGTACAATGTCTTTGTATCTGTCTACTACTGTAGCAACGATACCACTATGCATCTTTCTGATTGTTCCTTGTGCATGTGCCGCCCAGAACCTCGCTTTTTCTACATCCCATCTTGCTGTTTTCTTAAAAAATTGTTCTAGTTCTGCACTGTCCCCTTGATACCAGAGCTTATTTTTGATTACATTTTCCCGGAAGGTATGTGCTTCTCGGATTGTAATGCTCCTATCTCGCGCCGGTATTATGTTGAGCAGTCTTGCAACAAAATTTTGAAACCAATTCATTTTTTATTTTCCCTCCTTTCTATAAATTTTACTCTGATATGGTATGAAGGCATATTGTATTGAGTTAACCATATGATCATGTCCGTCTTCTGGTGTATTATCTTTCTCTTCATTCCAACTATAAATTTCCATCTCGTGAATGTAGTTTGTGCAGGTGTCAAGTACATAGAAGCATGGCTCTATTCCTGCGTTTTTATCAAATGCCATCCAGCCAAGCTGTGCATTGATACGGTCTATAATCTGCATTCCCTTCCAAGCATCATTCAAGACATATATGCAGCCATTTCTGCGCTTATATTTATTCCACTCCTGCATCGTTGCCTGGTCTGCGTTATCGAGGAATACATTCCTTGCCAATCCCCATTCTTCTTTATTTCTGTTGAGAAAATCTATTAAATTCTTTACTGTATCCGAAGGGGCAAGTGGAATATTCAATTCTGCATTGTTATATACTTTCTCATCCAGGACTACACATTTGCCTTTGTTTGTAATTGCTAAGAAAGAAAAGGCTATAGTGTCTGGGGACTTCTGCGAGTAAGAAGTATCTACTGCTGCGGAGAAGTATAGGAAAAATTCTTCTTTTCTTCTTTCTCCTCTCTTTTGTACAAATTGTTTTGCCCATTCCTTCGTTCTTACATGTTTTGCTCTATTAAAAATACTAAATACAAGGCCTGTTGCTTTTCCCCTCAGTCCTTCAATCTTATTTTTCCAGATCTTCGTGCCCTTTGGGGTGTTTTGGAGAATCTGTTGTTTTTTCTTTTCCGGAAGTCCGGCATTATCGTCAAAAGAAAAGAACCAATGGACCCAGCCGGGCTTTGGTTCTTCCTTTAATTCATCTTTAATTTCTCTTGGTGTGCTATCTTCCCATTCAGGAAGTGGTCTGCTACAGTTTATATATTCTTTATATACATCAAGTCCGGGGTCATCCGGATTGAGCGTTGCCATAAGATAGTCGCATCGCATAGAAGACTCTCGGACAAATTCTATATCCGCTGTGTTAATCTCGTCTATGTACAGGCAACCATATTGCCCTCCTAATGCCTTTTTCCACTTCTTTTTGTTTCCATATCCGAGGACATATATAACTTTATCTCCATTCGGCGCATGGAACAGTAAATGCGGAATCTTATCATCTTTTGTTCCTGAGCCGTTGTATTCTACTAAGATACCAAAATCGTCTAAAATTCCTAAGTCTTTGTTGATGATGTTCTTTTCTGCCGTTCCAGTATCATCTGCGGCTAAAATGTGAAGCTTTTTAGGGGACTCAGCAACTTTGCACATGAACTTGAATAACCCCACTGTCGTTTTGCCGGCTGCTGTAGTTCCTTCGAGGAACTCAACCGGGGCATTGCATCTTAGGAACGCTTTATATTTCTTTGAAAGTGCCAGTCTTTCTGTGCTCACTACCCATCACCACGCAACTGATCCAGGATATCTCCCAGTTTCTTTTTCTCTTCTTCCAGACCAGATACCTGTAACTTATCATTCCACATGCCTAGATGTCTTCCAAGCATGTCTAATGCCTTTAGCTTATCGGCAAGTTTAATCTCTCTTTCTACTCCATCTTCACCAAATGTTTTTACCTTTATCGACTGTATTGCTGCTAAATCATCTCTTGATGCATTTTCTTTTAATGTTGCATCTTTGGACTCTATAATATCATCAGCATTCGCGAACGCTATCTTTGCCAATTCTATCAAAACTCTATCCGCATTGATTCCTGTTCGTCTTGACCGCTCCGCCATTCGCTTCGCAACTTCATTTGAAACTTGAGTTTTCTGGAGTAGTTGACATCCTATTTCACTTGCTCTCTGTGCATTTTTTGCTTTATATCCTGCTCTAATCGCTGCCTGAGTGGCATTTAAGTCAATCAGGTATTCTTCTACAAATTTTTTCTGCTTTTCCGTTATTGCCACTCGGTCACCTTCTTTCTAAAAAATAAAACACGTATGCCAGCACCTTAACAGACAATCTGTTATTGCCTGCGAAGGAGAAGTTAACAAGCATCATAGCCTATGCCTCTATGGTTCGCAGGTGCTGTGCATTGTGTCGTTAAATTGCATAAGAAAACACCCTGCAAAATACAGGGTGTCTCTCTAACAAAAAACATCTCACGAAGTAGAAGATAAAAGGATGTGCTTTCTTCTGTCTCCACTTTAAGTTTTATCACACTTTAAGGGGACATTGGGGGACATTTTTAAATTTTCTTCGAAAAATCTAAAATTTCTTTTCCTGCAATTCTCTTCAGTGTAAGTTACTTTTCTTTTGGGAAATAGATTATTCATTCTGTAAGCTACTTGTGCCCAAGTCAATCCTTCGATATAGTACAGGCGGAACATGATGCGAAGTTCGCTTTTTTCGATAGATTCTATGTATTCTTCTGCTTGATTGGTAAGTTCAAGAAGTTCTTCCTCTTTCATCCTCAAGCGTTGCCGCCTCGATATCAGTAATTGTTTTACCTTTCCATGTTCTGGAACCGGAAAACCTTCAACTGTAAAATGCTGTATTCCTCCCATCCCTCCACTTACTACATCGCTCACCGCTCCTTCTTGCTCAATCTTCCCTAGCCTTTCTTCTGTCATTCTTACGAGCCTCCTCAGCTCTTTTATCTCCGCTTGCATATCGCAATACTGGATCAGGACTGACTTTTCCAATGGAATCACCTCTTTCCTGCTATCTATAAATCTTGCCTGTTTTCATGTCTCTGAGTTTAATCCGTCCAAATACTTCAAATCCTCTTTTATTTGCTTCTCTTCTCATATTCTCAACCGTCTCTCTTACAGCGTTAGGCGGATTATCCGCTGCCTTAATCGCATCATGTGCCGTCCGATCTTTATAATGTTCGTGATTTCGTATATTCATCCTACCTCCTATCCGAAAAATTATTTTTCTCTTTATTATCAAATACAAAATATTTATCTAAAAATTCAAATACTATATCTAGATTGTAAGACGAATATCCAATGCTGTAATCAGCTTCTCCAGCTTTTCTGTATTTAATTT